GTCGCGCTCACAGATGCATTGCGTGGCTGCATCGTAGCGCCGGATGGATGGATGATTTGCGACAATGACCTTTCGCAAGCCGAATACCGCATAGCTCTGTGGATGGCCGGCGATACCGAACGTTTGAACTTGCTAGCATCCGGCGGCGACCCGTACATCTACAACGCCATTGCAATGGGGCGGTGCCCGCCGGGATCTACCAAAAGCACGCATCCGCAAGAGCGACAGAGCTACAAATCGGTGACTTTGGGCGGCAATTATCAACTCGGCTGGAAAACGTACATGGCGCACCAGCGCCGCGCCGGCAACAACATGGGCGAAATCAAAGCGCGATCGGATATCGAGGGCTACCGCCAAGCTAACCCGCTCCTGGTGAAACTTTGGTACGCGCTTGGCGACGCTTTTAAGTTCGCAATTTATGAACAGCCGGGCCGTATTTTTCCCGCCGGCAAAATCGCATTCCAGAAAGACGCGCACGGAACGGTGTGGATGATGTTGCCGTCCGGCCGTGCGGTGCCGCACTACTCAGCGCACATTACGCACGAAGGAGAAATGAACTTCTTCCGGGGCAAGTTTGGCGCCATGCTGCGACAAAAGGCGTTTGGAGGAAGTTTGCTCGAAATTTCCTGTCAATCCATGACGCGTGATTTAGTGACGGCAGCGGAAGCCGATATCGAACGTGAGCTACCCGACGTGTACTTAATCTTGGACGTGTACGATAGCATTTTGGCTCTTGCGCGTACTGACGTTGCTAAGGTAAGATCGGAACAAATGCGAGAAATAATGAAACGCTCTCGTACGTGGACGACAGGACTACCGCTTGACGCGGATGGGTACTTTGCGGCTAGGATGGCCAAATGACGAACCTTTGGACCAATGCAAACATTGAGCGATTAAAAACGCTATTCTTCTAAAACAAGTCTATGGCGGAAATCTCGGCTTTAATACCGGGATCGACGCGCAACGGCGTGATCGGCAAGCTGCACCGGCTCAATTTGCGAAACGAAAACCGCAGCCCCAAGGAAAGAAGGTCGCGCAAACCCAAGCTACCTACCGCGTTGCCGGAGCAGAAGTCGCCAACCGATGGGTTTTCTTTTGCCGATCTTGAACCCGGCATGTGCAAGTGGCCGCTCGGCGGGCTGTATTGCGGAATGCCCATAGCCGGGGGCGTACGCAAACCTTATTGTGCATACCACGCACAGAAAGCGAAGCGAACGTGATTGAAGCCAAGCTAGGTCGCTTTCTGATCCGCGATCTGAACCCCTGGGAAGGCCCCGCCGTGTTCGCGCTGACCGGCGACAGCAAAGTCATGCGTTACATGGGTTTCGCGGTTCACAACTCGGTAGATCAGGCAACAGCGCTGCTGCAGGCGTACAAAAATTCGCCGTCCCGCTTTCAAGCTATTTGCCTCGATGGCGAGCCAACCGACATACTCGGTATCGTCGGGTTGGAAGTACGCGGACACCAGGCCAGCATGACGCTGATGTTGCGCCGCGATTGGAAAGCGCGCGGCGTCGGTCGCGAGTTCTGCAAACCGTTCATTGCGTGGATTTTCACGCATCCACAAATCTGGCGTGTGTGGTCGTACGTGCATGTGGACAACAAAGCAGGCCAGCATGTCACGGAAAAGCTGGGTGCTGAACGGGAAGGCCGGCTGCGACGATTTGAGTACTTTCCAAACGTGAGTGAGTTACCGCAAGACTGCTATATTTATTCCATAGTTAGGGGGTAAAAATGTACGTACTTGCTTTGATCGGCGCCGTCACCATCACAACCCTGGCGTACCGAGAAGTCCATTTTCAATGGAAGTCTCGCAACTGGAAGCCCACAATTTGGCTGTGCTTGCCCCGCTAAAACGCTGCAGCGAAGCTACCGAGCCCGCTAAACATCGATCCGAGGCCGCTGCCCTTGGCCTGATCGTTCTTGGCCTGCGCCTGCGCGATATTCGACGTAGCGCCGATTTGTGAGGTATCGACGCCGGCTTGTTGTCCGGTTGCCGTGGTGCCGACGCCGATCGCGTTGAACATGTTGCCAAGCGAGCTTTCAAGTTGTCCGAAGTTCTGTTGGTTGCCCTGTAGGTATTCGTTGTACGCCGTGTTGGCGCCCTGATTAACGATACCGGTATCGATCGTGCCAAGTGCTCGTTCATTCGATCCGGAGAGTAAGTTTCCTCCGGCCGCGGCGCTGTTGTTCTGGACCTGGTTGGCTTGCTGCAACTGGTACTGAGCGGCCGGCGTATTCGTGTAGTTCTGCATGAACTGGTCATAGCCCTGCGCCGTGCCGGCCGTGCTCTGGATGTTGTTGATGGTGTTCGTGGCGGTTGGCAGGAAGGATTGCCCGAATTGCACGTCCGGCTGCGTGTTGCCCGTGAAGCCCCCGGCAACGCTGTTGACGGCCCCCTGGCCGGCGTCGAGAGCGGACGCTCCCAAAGACGACCCGATCACGCTTCCGAGACCCGCGCCGAAACCTGACATATCAGCCTCTTGCGTTGTATGACAATTTCGGCTAGCTTAGCAGTCATGACCGGAAAAGAGAAGCTGATGGTTTCCGTGCGCCTCCCTGCCGCGCTCGTGGCCCGCGTGGACTTCGTTGCTCGCAACATCGATAGCGAAGTGGTCAAGAACCGCTCCACGGCCCTGCATGCTGCGGTAGAGGCGTGGCTGCCCACTCAAGAAGAGAGGTTGGTTGTGCTTGGCATCATCCCGAAAAAAGTCCGCTAAAAAACGCGAAGTCAGCGAGCGCGAAGTCCACATGAAATGTCGGCAATGGCTCGATAAATCCGGCCTTTGGTCGCGGCTGCTGATCTTCCACGTCGCCAACGAACGCAAGGGCGGCTTTGGCACGCAGATGCACTTCAAACGCATGGGCGTACGCCCCGGCGTTGCTGACTGGCTGGTATTCATCCCCGGCCGCGCCGTTGCGATCGAGCTGAAGGACGACGAAGGCGAACAAGACGCGGATCAGGAACGATTTCAACGGCAGTGGGAAGCGGTGGGTAACACGTATTTGATTGTGCGTACGCTTGAAGAATTTCAGGGTACGATTAACGCATTGACGCTGTTTCTTTAACGGCAAGATAAAGCAAGGGTGAGTGGAATGTACGCTCTTATTGGCACCATGTGCTTCGCGCTCGTCAACGGTGGTACGCTTTGCTTGGAAAGAGCCGAGAGTGGAGATTTTAAAATCTCGTGTATCACCCCGAAAGCCTTGGCCGGATTTGAAAACATCAAGCCGTGCGAATTCACCATGACAGCGCCTGCTGGCGTAGCGCCAGTTTCGCGCTAACGCGTCGATAAGGAAAGTAGAATGATCGCCACGTATTTGCCTTGGCTGCTTTCTGCCATCACTGTCTGGATGACCCTCATGGCCGGCAATAAGCATCCGCAGGCGTGGCTAATCGGACTCGGTAATCAAGCCCTTTGGCTACTCTGGATTTTCACGGTTGACGCATGGGGCTTGCTGCCCATGAATATTGCGCTCTGGATCGTCTACAGTCGTAATCACTTCAAATGGAACGGTGGGAAATGACATGATAGAAGAACATGAGCCCGGAGGTTTTAGAGATCGTTGCGACCGATGCGGCGGCTGGATCAGCTTGGGTCATGCCGCTGGTTCTAGTTGCCGTGTAGCGCTTGAATGTGACGACGAGGACCACGGCGAGCTGCCGCTGATTTGCCCGATTACTGGCTCGCCCTGCACGACGGAACAAGACGAGTTCTGCGAGGACTATGGCTGTGCTCGAAAAGCCGGAATTGACGTTGATCGTGACCTGATAATTTAGCGGTAATAGGTAGATAAAGCACATGACCGACAACGTATACGACAAGCGCGATATCGTTAGGCGCGAGCACGTTCTAATGGCCGAAGGCTCCGGAGCCTTGAAGATGGCGGCCTATCGCGTTCGTGATCCTGAGACCGGCGAGTTCAGCAAGCTCCAGTTTCACGCGACTTACAACAACATGGTTCTAGCCGTGATGGAAGAAGAGTCCGCGAAGTTGTTTGCCACCTTCGTGAAAAGCTCGCTTAATAGGTAGAAAACGAAAATGCCAGACTTGAAGGGATTTAAGAGACCAAGCGAGTTTCGGCCACCGAAGTTCGCTCGAGCCGCTTTAATCAGCAGCAAAAGAAATGATCCGACACCCGGCTATCAAATTCCGAAGGAAAATTTACGTCGGCCATCCTCGACACAAGGATGCTATCGACAAGGCTTTTGCTGGCATGAGCGAGCACACAGCGCGCCGGGTCTGCAACCGGATTGCTGATGGCAAAGAGAGTATGGTGTTTGGCTTTGCGTGTGAGGACGGTTCTGATTGGATCGAGAGCGACATGCAGAGCGCTCGAAAGCTGATGTATGGGTTTGACTGAGTTTCGTTAACATCACATTAAGCAATAGCCGTCCACGCCCCGCCAATCTTGCCGTACAAACGCGTGCCGGCACCACCCGTGTTATTCAAGTACAGATCGCCATTGCTGCCAACGCCTGCGCCCGGTACGCCGCTGCCGTTACGTACGACGGCATTGCTTTCCAACGTCGTGAGCTGGCCGTTGATCGTCGCAATTTCCGAATTTATGAACGTGATCTGAAGCTGCAACGCCGTGATGGCGCCACCCTGGCCGCCCTGCCCCGCCTCCAGCGTTGCTATGTTCGTCGTGTTTGTGGCAACCTGTGTTTCGAGTTCCGGAAGCCCCGAAACCTGGCTAGGATCAATGCCGCCCGTATTGGCTAGGATCGACGTCAATTCGAGCAACCAGCGGTTAAAAGACTGCCACTGCGGACCGGTTAACTGCGGCGGAGGTGGGATTTTCAGGACCATTGACTTACCTTGCGGTTTCGTGTACGTACGTTAATAGGAGGACTAGACATGTACACCATCCAATACGAAGGCGTGGACGGCCAAAGCCGCATGCAAGAATTCGACAGCAAAAGCAGGCTTCAGCTCACAAGCCATCTTGCGCGTTTTGAACGCCCCATTCTCGCCGTGTACGAACAAACTACTCCAATCACGAAGGCGATGCGTACAGAACTTTGCTCGCTGCCTCCTGGCCGACTGTCCCGTGCTGCTCGCGAATTTGCTACGTTCCGGGGCTGACAGCATGGCTTTGCACGAACAATGCGTCGGCGCAACTGATGAGTGGTATACGCCTTCGTACGTTTTTAAAGCAATGGAGGCTGAGTTTGATCTCGACGTAGCTAGCCCTGGACCGAGCTGGACACCCTGGATACCTGCTAAACTTTTCGCTACCGAAGTTACCCCGAGAATTTGGCACGGATTTGTATGGATGAACCCGCCATTTGGCGCTCGCAATGGCTTAGTCCCGTGGCTAGAAAAATTCTTTGCGCATGGTGATGGCGTGGCACTCGTGCCGGACCGTACATCAGCGCCGTGGTGGCAGCGGTACGTTCCGCAGGCAGATCTTGTTTTGTTCGTCTCGCCGAAGATAAAATTTATTGGATCAGACGGCAAATCTGGAGCGTCCCCTGCGCAAGGCACCTGTTTACTGGCAAAGGGCAGCTGCGGTGTCGGCGCTCTACGCAGAGCTGCAAAAAATGGACTAGGTACGCTCATGTCCCCGGACTGACGCTCAAAAATAACTCGTCGATCGTGAACGGCGCTTGCGTGCCGCTGTACTGCAAACGGAACTGACGACGCCGCCCGGTGCCAAATTCGCGCGCGATGGCGCGGCGCACCCCCGGTTGAGGTAGGACGATTTGCCGCACCCCGCGCCACGTACGCACCGACACGACAACATCGTTGACTGAAACGTCCGTTGTTTCGCTCCAGTCAAGCTGAAAGCTGCCGGCCTGCGGCCCCATGGATGATGTAACATCGAGTGAATTGTACGTCTGCCGCATTTCCTGGCTACCAACCCACGGCGTAATCATGGTGCGTGCTATCGTGCCGGCGGGTTCCGAAGCGCTGTTGATGTCGATCGTGCAGACATGTCCCGTATCTAGACCGACATAGGTGACGCCGCCGTCGTGTTCCGTAGCGCACCTAACCGCATGGTCTAATCGACCACCGGGGCTCTGCCGATAAGCCCACACGCCGGTTGAACCGACAAATTCCAGTGTCCATTGCGCCGGCAACGTCAGCACGTAGACATCGCTGCCACCTTGACCGTATGCGTAGGCCGTAAGCGTTGCCAGCTCTGCGGCCGTCAATTGCTGCAATAGCGCGTCAATCCACGTCGGCGACACCGGCTGCCCGCTTTGCCCCGTGCAAAGCCATACGCGGCGGTCAGTCCCGACAAACATGAGAATGTCACGCAACACAGCCAACGACGTACGCGACGCGATGCCGACCGAATAAAGCGAGTTCGGGAAAGCTGTGAACGCGAAATCCGTCTGCCCGCCCGGGTTGTACCATTGCTCCAGCGAACGCGAGCCCAACGGCCACATGACGAGCCCCGAAATTGCCACGTCCAGAACCCTGTCGCCGCGCGCTTCCTTGGTGGCAAAGCTGTTCGGCAGGACGTTCGCGGGCGCGAGCGGCTGCGAGCTGTACATCTTCGCATCCTGACTGGCGTAGAAATTAGAGGCTCCGGACCACACCGTTATATTGCTTAGCTCAGCAACGGCAGTCGGATCAAAGTTAATCGAGGCGTCAAAACCTGCATTGACGACGCCGGCCGTTAGCGTGGCCGTGTATCCCGTGCCGCCTGGCGTCGCGGCGTTCTTGTTAGTCGCGATGCAGAGCGCGGTGCGATCTTCCGCAAAGCGGATGATGGGCTGTTGTGCGTTCACGGCGACAAAGCCGGCGAGCACTGGTACCCCCGTCTCGACGCTATGCCATATCGATCCGTCCGCGTGCCCGGTCCATATCGTTTCTAGCGCGTGGTTGATGGCGATGCACGGTGCCGTCGCCGGCCGGCAGACTGTATCGAGGCCGGGTGTGCCGATGAAACGCACCTTGGACGGCTTACCTTCTTTCATTTCACGCGGCATCACGCGCACGTTGACGAGCTTCGCGGCGCCCTGATCGAAGTTCTTGGGATCTTGGAATGAGCCTAGCAGGTCAAGAGGGGGCATGCATACGCCAACCTTTATCGACAACGTACGTCCATACTTGCTCGCGTCGCCACCCTAGCATGTATTTTATAATTGGTGCGGTACGTACAACATGCGTTTCGTCTGTTTCAAATCCTGCGACGAAATGTGGTGCGACGATTTGAAATAACAGCATCCTAAGCCCTCACGAACCTAAGCCATTGCTGGCCTCGCGCCCAGTCACGCCAGCGGTCGTTTATCATCTTTGCGCGCGACAGCAGCACCGGATCAAGCTTATCGGACGGGCGCCCGTACGAACCGCAGATCGTCAGGCCTAGCATCAGC